TACTTGCGTCAGGTTTTTTCTTCATGAATTCAATAGCTCTTGTTAAGAATTCCTCTTGCTCTTCTTGTGAATAGTGACTCTTTCCAAATTTACTCATAACACCCTTTCTTATTTATGCCCATTCGCTACGTTGTATACGTAAACAACCTAGGTCAATTAAAAAATGAGAGACTGTATCTCCGTTCACTTCAGTCTCAGTCCACTCAACTCCAAAACCAAACCCCCAAAAAAAATAAAAACTCCACATAAGTTTTAGCGCCCGCCCCCGATACCAGTTCTCATATTAGTCCTCACAGGCACCACCTACACAATACTTTGAGTTAAGAATATCATCAGCGATACTATCAGATACAACCTTACGCTCAGCTTCATTAATTTGGTTCTCTATCTTTTCAACCTCATCACTTTCCATTAACAAATTAATTTCTGAAATGAGTGATTCAGCCTCCTCGGTATGTGTATCTCCAATTCTATGTTCGTTAAGTATTCGTACATGGTCTTGCAAAAGACTTCTAGTTCGTCTAAACAAATCTTTGCTCATACTAATCTCCTTTATCTATCTTTCGATTAGCATACCAAATCATTTTACTTAGGTCTTGTTTAAGATTCCCTTTGTGCTTACATCTTAAGAGGTATTTACCACACTGCCACAATAGAGGGTCATCACTAAAGAATTCCTCTAGTATGTCTATGACTTCCCACTTCTTATTAGTGTAGTGAGCTGGGTGATTTACTAAGTCTTGTTTGGAGTCCTGTCGTTTTGACAGGGTGTCGTTCGATTTCATGCTAACCTTTTTGTTGTTTGATTAAACACTCTAACATATCTACATTGGTCTCGTCAATAAGTAAAGCCTTACCTTTTGCTAGAGCTATATCACGAAGATGTTTTTGTTGAAGGGCAGTAGGAGTATTTCCGTTAGCTTTGCACTCAATACCAATAAAAGTTCCTTGATAACAAGCAATGATATCAGGCACTCCCGACGCACCATATCCTCCTGTCGCGGGCATACAATGATAAGCACCTAGCTTATCTAATATCTTTTTTACTTTGTTCTTTACTTTCTTTTCTGGAGTCAATTACTTCGCCTTGAATGTTAAGAAAATCATAGCTATCTAGAATTACTATATACCAATTATCACTAGCTCTCCAACAAGTTTCGCTATCTCCCCCATCAGGAGGACATGTAAATAACGACGCTCTGTCCAAGGAATAATCATTAGGAATTTTAGTTGCTATACAATTAGCAATAGTTATTTTTGAGGCAATACATAGAGGGAGTGTGGAGAGAGTATATATTCTACGATAGTGATTAGCTAAGTAAACTATATACTCTTTTCCTTTCTTGCATACAGGTACTCTAATATAGTTAGTTATATTAAAGTGTGGGATAGGTTCTAAGTTTTCAGTCAACATCTAAAAAGGCTATAATATCCGTAAGTATAATGCTAGTGTCGTGTTCATCACGTTTAGAATAACACACAATATCAAGAGCGTCATCATATAGAGCTAAACCTTTATCCCAACCAAATTGTACTGCGTCATGATACAGAGAGCCTACAATTGGCGAATGTTTCGTATCTTTTAATACATCATCTTTAGCTATCATCCACATAGTAAGGACAGGGGTTAGCTTATCTTTATACTTTGAGTTCTCTAAACCATCTGCGAATACCTCATAGTCTAAGATTATAGGTTTTGGAAAGCTACCTTCTTTCTTAGGAGGTTGTACTAATTTTATTAATGTATACATATTAGGAATCATCCTAGAACACCCTAACATATATATAGGTTTTTCATGTAGCTTGTTATAGTTTCTATTAGTATCATTTAGCTCAGCAGTAAGGGCATTAAATTTAGCATGCACATTTTTTACTTGCTCTAACATACTTTTGTCTTCAATAGGAACACCATCGATAAGACTATTAACGACAGCCTCTCTCATTTCAATAGGCATATCAATCCTTCGTTTCTCGTTCTGTATCTGTTGAGGGTTAGACACCGAATGAATCATCTCCTCCATTTCATGAGATTTAATATTCTCTGACCTAAAATTTGATATACCCTCTGCATAACTACCTTGAAACTCTCCTAAGAATTTCTTTTTAACTTTGTTAAGAATAGAAGTTAAATTCTTAGATTGTGTATATGATTGGTCCATATCCCTTGGGTAAAGTGTATGGTGGTATTCATATTGATATACTCCTCCGTACTGGTCACTTATTCTTGCCGTAACCCATCCGACAGGCATGCCTTCAATCCCCAACACGAATCCTATCTTATGCGTTCCTACTTCATCGTCTTTTGTTAAGGGTCTACTAACAGCGTTCCTACCCCACACGTCTTGAACCTTTGCGACGCTTACTATCTGCAAACCAAACTTATAACACATCTCACTTGCAATAACCCTCGCTAAATCGTTCTGTTCAACACCCGTATTGGGCAACCACGCTTTCAATACATTATTGTTTTGGTCAAACACTATGTTCTTAGCCATTACTCCTCTCCTATAAATGCTTGGTATAGTGGGACGTACTCTTGTGTATTGCCCCATGTATGTATATTAGTTTCATTTGGAAACTCATCACCATTGAAAAACCATTCTGCTCGGTCTTGAAAAAAGTGTCGCAGTTGGTCAAGCGTTATCGGTTTGCCCTCTTCAAAATACTCTTCATAATTTAAGTCATTATGCTTTATGTCATTTTCAAGATACCTACAAAAATGTTCTAGCACATGGTCGGTGGCTCGTAGTAACCCCTCTCGTTCTGCATTGGTTATTGTTTTTCTGCTCATTACTTTATCTCCTTTACACTTGACTTAAATTTATTAACATCTCGAATGTCAACACATAACCTTTGAGGTGCAGTCTTTACAAACACATTGCCATCTGGTTCAAGACTTTCCATCAGAAAAAACTTTTTCCCGTGACAGTGATATTGTTTCGCGGGCGTGGTGTGGTCTAAGTACCACCAATAAATACACATACTTATTACACCAATTAAAAAGCCATAAATATACTTCATGATATTCCCTCCTCTATTTGTCGCCACCCTAAGTCCGTAGCTCGTTCGTTCTCAAGTCCTTCCAACACGTTATCCATATCGTGTATCTCCACGTTACTGATGTCGATGTCTTCGGTCTCCCCATCTGCCCAATCCGCAGTGATTGTTATCTTATATCCTACAATTCTTGGATACTGCTTTATATCTTTGCTCATGCTGTCTCTCCTTGTCTTAGTTTAATTTCTAACCTAGGGTTACTCGGATACCATCTATCCTCACAAGGGAATACTTTTTTCTGACTAAATACTCCATGTTTTTCTTTGAGGTGATGTCTTATCTCATCTTTCGCCCATGCAATTAACTTCTCTTTGGTTATGGTTGACCTTGAATAGGGTTGGTCATACCATGATATAGCCTGACGTTTAGCTGAAGAGTCAGCAAGTAAACAAATAGCTAGGTCATAGCCTGACGTTACGTTTTCTACCATATCTTTTTCGTTTTGGTAAATAACTTTTTTACTTGTTGTTTCACCTGTTACAGCATCTGCTGACATTTCTACCAATTTTGGCGCTCGCCATTGATTCAACACATCTTCAACGGTTACTTCTATTGGTTGACCTGACATAAATACCTTAGCCTCTTTGAATAGCTTGTGATTCGCTTTCTGTACCTCCGCAGATAATTTCTTATCTACATAATTAATACTCACATCATAGCCATACTTAGGTACAACCTGTGCCGTTACCATGTTGACTCTCACTCCCGCGTGACATGCTAATTTTATCTTTAGCTTATTGTCTATGAACATCAACCCTCCATTAGCTTTACTTGTTTTAATCTCAGGTCGATCGTTGTAATCATAGTTTGATTTAAACATATCTTGCATGACCATTATGTCGCCTTGATAATATCTATCGTCCATAAACTCTACAGTATTGTCGGGACGTACTCTCAGTATTACGTTAGAGTAATAATATATATCGAACCATAATGCGTTACCCTTATCATCAAACTTTGGTCTAAAATACTTATGCCCGTGGTCACGATTGTGATAGGGGTACTCTTTATGCTCGCGCCCTCGGTAAGGTTTCTGACTAGCCATAATTGATTTTAAGTTTTCTACTTGTATTTTTTCTAACATACTGCCTCCTTAGTTAAAGTATCTTGCGATACCAGTTCTCATACGACACCCTGTCAAAATGACAGGATAGCGTTCAAAGTATTTGCTTAACAACTTTTCCATTACTTGGAATGTTCTCCTCTCTTTCTGTGGTTACCCACAAAGTCGGTGTTGCTATATCCCACTTAGGGGTACTAAACCACCCATCAGTAAACACTACAATTGCCTCAGCATTTATATTATTATCTGATAGGTATTCTGGGATGCAGGAAGGGTCAGTACCTCCTCCACCTGTTGGCTTAAGCATAGTCTCCAGCCCAGCGTAATCTGTGTCAGTAAATGTTTGTATACCTGACACTGCCGTATCCCACCATAGAACCTTGACTACCTCAGGGTTACACATCTCACATACACTCTTAAGCTCACTAACAAAGAATCCTAGCTCTGAACCTATTGAGCCTGATAGGTCAATCGCTACTACTAACTCACCAACTGACTCACTAACAGTACTTGGTAAATACATATCATTAGCCAACAATCGCTTGTTGTATCTTCGCCATGAGTATTCATCTGCACCTCGTACTGCATTGGTAACAAAATCCCTCAGCACATCTTTCCAGTCAATCACAGGCTGAAGTATGTCGGTAATAGCTTTCGGAGTCTTCGGGTTACCCAGTCGACTAGCCATAATCCCACCCTCTCTCAATGCTTGGTCTATCTTGGTGGATAGCTCTCGCTCTTGCTCAGGTGTAAGCTGTTGACCCTCACCCTCACCAAAGCCATGCTCATCAAGCGTATCAGTATCAGGCTCGCCTCCCTCCTCTTGCTCTTTCTTGAGGTCTTTGTATACATCATTGACTGACCAATTGTGATACTTCTCGTTTATCAATCCACCTTGAGGTAACTTACACAAGGTCTTATCCTCTAAGCTGACAATTACATCGTTGACAACATAATCTGCTGACGCATTCATGAGCTGAGCATTCTCTTTCATCTTCTTACCGAACCTACCAACATGCTTGAGTGCAACATGTAAGTTCTCATGCAATACCAATGCTCTTATCTCTGAGTCATCAAGTGTGGATAGAAATTTTCTACCATACTTTTTGTTGACCCCATCAGTATAGGCAGTCGGGCAGTCATCAATAACCTCACTCTTACCCATCATGATTATCCCTGAGAACATAGCAGTCTCAGGGTGTCTCATGAGGGCGAGGTTTGCTTTCTTAAGTCTTGTCTCTTGATTCATATGACCTCCTAGAATAAGTCGTGGTTGTCAACTGCCCATGCTGATATCTCAGGGTTGTTGCGAGCAATCTTTCTCGTCCTCTCATTTTTCATTACCATGGTAAAGAACAAGGCTTGCATTTCGTCAGACTCCATGCGTTTAATGTATGTCATAAACTTGGTTAGCTCACTTTGGTCGTCAAGTTTGTCGGTTGCTTGGAACATGACCATGAGCTGAGCTGATATTTGCTCAGGGATTGAGGTCTGAGAAGGATTCTTAATGATGTCATCATAGTCAGGTAATGATTTCTCTAACGATAGAAACGCTGACATCTGACCACTCGCACTTGCACCGATTGTGCCTGACAAGGCTGAAAGCGTAGCCTCCTCGCCTAGTCGGTCTCGGTTAGACACTATGATTGACGACTTTGCCAAAGAACGTGGCGAACAAAACGATAACTGTGGTTTCTTAGGGTTGAACACATAAGGGTTATCATCTATGTTATCTGCCGTTCTATAACTGTGCATGGTACTTGGGAACATATGTACAAAGGCTCTGACCAAAGGCTCAATGCCTGAGTTACCCGCCCATGCTAACCATGAATTAACGGAAGGCTTTTCCATTTCTAGTATACAAACCCTGTTACCCGCGTGTGCCAACATGGTGTCACCTACTCCATCGCTTTGATTGTTACTTGTACCGAAGACAATAGAGCCTTCAGGTAATGGAGTGTCACCAATACATCTCTCTAACATAAGTCGAGTAAAGATAACCTGTAACATCTTAGGTGCTTTCATAAACTCATCGAGCAATACCACCTTAGGTTTCGGTGAATCTAATTTAAACAACGAGCCTGTGTATGACATCAACTGTTTGTTGTCATGGTTCGGTATGGTCATAGCTATGTCTTGCATATCTTTAACAGGACAGTCAACATATATATAATCATATGAATCACCCAAGTCCTCCTCAATCATGCTGAGCAATGAGGTCTTACCACAACCAGGCTCACTTTGTACAATAGGCGTAAGCTCTACACCGATTGTTGGAATGATAGTTCTTAATTGGTCAATCGTTACTTTGTTGTGCATAATAGTTCTCCTAGTTAAACTTACTTAAGATATCATTTACTTCGTCTTGCACCTCGGCTCTCGTTACTTCACTTTCTTTGAGCCTCTCGATGTTGACACCATTTAATACATTCTCTAACGATACAACTGCACTAACTAACTTCTTACTCTCAGCAGTTTCTAGCGGTTGGAATGTTTTGAATTTCTTGCACATCTCTTGTGCTTTGGTGATTGTCGTATCATAGATTTTGCGTTTCTTAATAACAACCTCACCTTTGGCATTCTGATGTTCTGAGAACCCACAGCAATGGGCAATGGATTCCATAACTTCTGTGATACTTTTTGTTTGTTGGTCAATAACATTCTGTAATATAACCTCCGTTTGTTTTTGGTATTGTTTCTTTAAGTCATCAGCGGTATCTTGCGACACACTACACCTGAAGTCTTGCTCGGGTACTTCTGACACGAATAGCCGACAGTTAAACTTGGTGCGTATCTCGTCGACTGAAGGATAGTCGTTGATATCAAACAGGTCGCCCTGAGTGAAAGCCATGTTGTTTCTAATGCTCGAGTATTGATTGCAGAAGTTCTCAAGTAACTCGTAAAACTTAGACTCATGCTCTTGGTACTGTTGCTTGAAGGTCTCAAGTTCGGTGACAGGTAATAAGTCTTGTCCTTGATTCCATCGATAAGTGCCTCGCTTTAACCATGTATATATAGTTTGGCGATAGTTCATGAGGTCGCGGTGAAATACATTGTTAGCCAATAGATTCTTGGTAAACTTACCACTCTCAGCAGATGCTTTCTTTGCTGATGTAACCTCGTTACTTACTACGCGGTCTTGCTTTGTTGCTGACCACACGTTGACATCAACTGCCACCAATACTGATGACGTAGCCAATGACACAATGTTGTCTGATTGTTGTAATTCAAAGTGCATAATGTTCTCCATTAAGTTTGTTTAAAGTTTGCGATTGACACCCTGTCAAAATGACAGGGTATCGCTCGGGTTTACTAGTCAGGATATCCTCCGTTATCCATCGCTTGTTGATGTATATAGTCATTGAATGCGTCTTCCTCGTCTTTATTGACAAAGTCGTATTCAGCTTGACTACCCTCCAAAGTGCTACTCAAGGCACTATCTTTTAACCCTTTACGATTCGCGAAAATCGTCTTCAGGTCATCTTTCGTTACTTTCATATTGCCACCCCCAATACTTCATAGGCTGACACCATGAACATTGCACCAACTACAAACCCGACAAGAAACCCATTTCTTTTCTTACGTCGGTTGTCTAGTGTATCGTTTTCCATAACTATCTCCTCTTCGGTTACCGTATCCTGTCAAAGTGACAGGGTTTCATATGAGAGCGTATGACATCTATTAGTTATCTCTCACTATACTTATTATAGCAAATTATATGTTTTCTGTAACCCCCTCTACGAAGGTTTATTGTCCGCATGTTTCGCCATACGATATCTCTGGTGATTTCCCGATGGGTATCCTCCCTATCCAGTATGCGACTGCCTGAGGCGTGGGTTGACAAGTGCGTGGTGTTCGAGAAGAAAACGACGGGTTTAATTAGGAATACTTTGTGTTCCAAAAAGTGAGTGTTCTGTGGGGTCTAAACTTTACTTATTCTACAGAACACAAAGATAAATAAAGGGTAAGTCATTGATTCTACTGTGTTCTATATATTATATTATAGTATATATATAAGAATGTTCCAATGTTCCAAGGGTTTTATAGGACAATAAGTATGAGAGTAATCTAGGTTACATCGCACAAGAGGGACTCTTGAGTAACTAAAATTACCAACCCATTATCCCCTATCGAAAAACAATGGAACATTGGAACATTCTTCTGTATCCCTTATGAACACTAGGAATTCGTGTTCCAAAGTTCACCGCGGTTTACAGAACACAGGGGTTCACACACAGAACACAACCATGACTAGATGATATCTCTAACGAAACCCTGTCGTTTTGACAGGACTCTGGTGGAACACGCGTCCTCGGGACGGAACTGGTTTCGGGTCGTAAGGTACCCTGTCAATTTGACAGGTCATTGTAGGTCACAAGGCGACGGGAACTGTAGCAAGTGTCATCAGATGATATAACGTGTGATAGCCCACTCGCCCTCGCGCCCTCGGGGTGGAACTGGTTTCAATGGCACGAGAAATTTTGGGCGAAAAAAAAGGGTGACTCGAAAGCCACCCTAAGTTTTCTTTTGGTTTAGATTGTAACACCAACTAAACACCCAGCTACGAAACTAAACAATAAAGTAATACTAATGAAAATAAATAATTCAAAAGTATGAACCCTTCTCAATTCCGTTGCAGTATTTTCTAAATCTTGTTGCGAATATATTTTCTTATTCATTTTAAAATCCTTTATAGTTAAAATGAAAGGGGCTCTTTCGAACCCCTTACCATTGAGTAGCACTAACTTAATTATGATTTAAGAAAGTTAGGTTTAGTTTTTACCCACGCTCTAAACTCATTTACTTGCGTGGTTGTAAGCTTACTAAAGTTAGTATTGAAATAAGCCTCAACACTATTCAGCTTAGTAGCTAAAGCAATTGGTACAGGCTGAACCGTTCCTGTAACTGATACAACCCCGAATTGCTTAAGTACCGCTTTAACAATAGCACCCGTAAACCTAGAGAATACAGTATCTACATTATTCTGCATGATAGCTCTATAATCTAGCCTTTTCATAACCGCGTGCAATGCCTCGCCATCTTTGCCATATGCACCGCCTTCAGATTTTAAACCCTGAAGGATTGACTTATCCATGCCATAACAGAATTGAGCAGATACTTTAATATCTGAGTGCTCAGCTCCACTAAAGATTTCCGTTTTATAATCATCATAAAACTTAGGTGCAATGGCTTTCTTATAAGCTATAACAGTAGCCTTATTATCAAAGCCCGTTGTAGCATGTACGAAAGTTTTAGTTACGTCTTTAGCTTTCGTAATATCATCAGCTTTAATAGCCTGATTAATATTAGTCTTAGCCGTGGTACTTAACTGCTCGTACACTTGCAAGGCTATATCACTAATAACCTGTGATATTTTCTTGTCTGCTACTGCGAATGAATCAAGTGCATTTGCTACGTTCTTAACTAATGTTTTATTCAACATAATAATATTTCCTTTTTAAAGTATGCACTAAGGCGAATAACCAAATAGTTATTTAATCTCTTAGTGCATGGTTGAATTATGTATCTTATGACAGTATAAGGCAAGTATAGCTATACTTATTATTAAAACCATGTCAAATTGACAGGATACCGAACGCACCCCACCCCACACCACACAAATAAAAATCGGAGTCACTGCCGCACACACACACTATGATCTGCATGAATAACCCCACCATTTCTCAAATACCCCCCCGTCACTTTACTAATACCAAAATAAAAAAATATTTCGCAAAAAATTCTCAAAAACTGATACACTAAATAGCATGCAATATAAAACTTCTCGAAAAGAAGCACTAGCTGCAGGCGACATCAGGTACCTAGGGGGGCCATGTAAATATGGTCATAAGGGTTTAAGGTGTACACGCAACCACACTTGCGTAGAATGCAACAGAGTACATACAAAACAACACCAACGAAAAATCCCCGAAAGACGACGAGAGTTACGAAAAGCATACCGGAAGAGATACCCAGAAAAAATAAAAGCTAGTCACGCTAGACACAGAGCCGAAAAATTAAAACGTGTTCCTAAATGGCTAACTAAAGAA